ACATATGCCTAGCCATTTCTTGGGCTCTGTTAGGTGTCTGTTTTGCCCAACGTGAGTCAAGCATTTGAACAGACGCTTCAGCGTAATCGGGTGGATCTTGCTGAAGGGCCTGCCACATTTTCCTGAACTTGGAAACTCCTGTCCCCCCAAGCTGGAAAATCATTTCGATGATTATAATTTTTGCATCATCACTTATTGTTAAATTTGAACACATGTCATCTGCTTGATCAATTGCAGATTGTAAATCTTTTTCTAATATACCCATTAAGAAATCTTCTTCGTATTCTTTACCATCTTCCCAAAAGTCTTCAACGCAGAGGTGCCCTACGCCCACGGTGCGCTTGTTTAAGGTATCTAAGTAGACCTTGTTTCTGTAGCCTTCGTGTCTTTTTACTGATTCTAAAAGTTTATTCATGTCAATCATATTAGTATGCTCCTTTATGCGTTATAATAATCATATAATTTTTTATCTATCGAGTAATCGCGATACATTTTTTGAAATATAGATCCTAATCCTTGAATTTCTCTTGGCGATAAAGTATCAAAGTAATCCCTATACTCACTTATGTGTGGTATGTTTGGTGCACCTTCAAAATCTCTACCAGGTGTTCTTCCTTCTTCTGGAAAAGCATCCATTATGCCACCTTGAAAATCTAATTTACCTAAACGTCTAAGATCACTTAAATTATATAAAAGAGTATTAGGATCAGTATCTTGTCTTAATACATCAGGAAAACCTCTGTCAGGTATATATCCTTTAAATTGATCTGGATAAAATGTAGTTCCATAATCATCTTTTCTTAATGGAGTTGTCTCAAACTTTGGTGTATTCATATCGATATCGGAATAACCTTTTGGTGACAAAAAGAAAGGCACTTGTCTTGGACTTGGTCCACCTCGATAAGTAGAAAATTTTTCTACATCACCATAACCAGGAACTAATCTATTGTATAATTGATCTATATCATAATTTCCAACATCTGATGGATTATTTTTCCTTGCTATGTAACGTTCTCTTCTGCTCATTATCTATCCAATTTTTTGTTTATGTTTTTTATTTCGTTTTCTATGACTGCTATTCTAGCTTCCATTTTTGTAAACAAAATAAGTGCTTCTTCTATTCTATCTATGTCACGTTCCATTGCATTGATACGCTGTGATGTCATACCCCATGTAGCACCAAGTGCTATGAAGATTCCTGTAATCCAAATTGCGTCTCTTATACTCATTAATTCACCAAAGATATTATTCCTCCCCTTGCTGCCATACGTGGTGCCACTCTATTAGCGAGTGCTTGGTCCAAGTTTCCTTCATACAAGGAAGCCGCAGCTGCAGGGTTCATGTTAGGATTTTGTAGTATAGAAGAACCAATACTTGATACTTCATCTGCAAAGTAATTCGAGTCTTGTTGTGGAGGATTTTGTATTCTATCTAATATGTTCATCGCAGGTGATTGACTTGGTGTGCCCATTGTATCTTCTACTATTCCCTTACCTTTATCTAAAAGATCTTTACCAGCTTCGCTAAATACCTCCATTGCACTTCTTGCTGGTGCCATGGTTTGACCAACTTGTTCTCTGTATCGTTGTCCTTTTTCAACTTCTGCTAATTCACGGTCAAACTCTTGCCATTCTTCAGGACGTAATCTTACAAGACGAACAAAGTTAGCAAGCCTAACTTGCTCTGGTAATGTATCATCTAATATGTTTCTGTATGCACGAAGAGAAGGAGGGCTTGTTATAATGCCACCCATGTATCGTACGCCGTATGCCAATGCTGCTGGTATTAACCAACCACTTCCAAAAGCTGCAAGTGCACCAGCACCTGCTGTTCTTGTTTGTATTCCTAATGCTGATGTAGGTAATGCCGAAGCAATACCTGAACGTATGCCACCCATTACTGCACGACGTGCCATGAATGTACTTATTTCTGGTATACCGTTTGCTGCTGCCGCAGTCATTAGTGTGGCAAAATCTTCTAAATCTTTTAAATTAGGTAATTGTGCGGCTTGTTTACCAGCTATACCTGCTGGTGTTTCATATTTTATTGCTTTTAATCCTTCGTTAAAATTAACGTTGTCAAATTCTTTTACTATTCCTGTTTGTCCATCACGTACAACTATTTTAGATACTTGCGGTCCTGGTAATGCTTTTTCAAATAATGTTTTAAGTGGATTGCCTTTACCTAAACCAAGTGCACGTCTAAATATTTCTCCATCAAATAATTCTGCACCATCTCTTTGCACAATAGAATTATTAAATACCTTGTTAAGATAAATACCTAATCCTTCATAGTATGCTTTATCACCAACAATATTTTTCATTGTTGCTAAGTTTGTTGCAGCGTTTCCTGGATCTTTTTTAGCTATGTCAATAACAGTTTCAAATATGTTTGTTGCTTGACGATCAGGATCTATATTAATAGCCATACCAAATCGTTCTACAGGACCAGCCACAGCTTTGCCTGCTTTTGTTGTAAACATCATCATGCCGTTGCTTACAAACTTTTCATAATCACGCCATAATTTTTCTACTTCAGGTATACCTGACTTTGATAAGTTACCAATGTCAGCCTCCCATGCTTTGTATATATTTAAAATATCTGCTTGGCTTTCACCATCTGCATTTTTTAAAAACTTATTATATAATTTATCCATTTGATCACGAAGACCATAATATCCCTCTATGGTTCTTGCACCTGCAACACCTGGATCTATAATTTGAGTTTTTAAAAAATCAATAAAAGGTTCTGGAACTGCTTTTCTAACCGCAGCTGTGCCTTCTTCTGTAGGAGCAATTTGTCTTTGTGCTAAAGCTCTTTGATATATTCTTTTTGCTTCACCAACTAATGTAGAGTCATCTACAACAGCGCCATATTTTCTAGCCGCTTCTAATAATAATTGTTGTTTTTCTGCAGCTGCGTCTCTAAATCCTCTTGCAGCAGCACCACCTAACCCTGATATTTTAGCACCATGTTCACTAACATTTAGTATAGGTGCAAAAGTTAATTTCTGTATTATGCTACCACCAAGGTCCATGTAAGCATTCATTTGATCTGCTTTGTTTCTATATATTCTTGTACCTATAACAGGTGCACGTCCTAATAATTTTGATATACCTGCTAACATAGGAGAGCCAACATCAGATCGTTGTACATTTGTACCAATCATTTTTTCTGTCTGTGGTAATAAATCACCTATTTGTTTTAAAGGTGTTTTTAATTCTGCAGGGCTTAAAAAGTTAAAGACAGGGCTTCTCATTAATCTTGTCATGATATTTCCTATTAAAGGAAAATTAAACTGTATGTTTTGTTGACGACCTCCAATAGATGTTTCTATAAATTCTTTTGTTAAGGCATCTTCTTTAAATATTTCATTAAATTTACCAGACTGATATAATCTTTGTTCTGCATCTAATATTTCTTGACCAGCAGGAACTCTAGATCCTGCTCTTGGTTTAAACATACCAAATACATTACCACCTACAAATCTTTTTGTTGCATAATAAGCAGGTCTTGCACCAAAGAATACACTAGATATTGCACCATCAATTGCTGCATCTTTTAATGCACCTTTTATTCTTGTTGCTTGATCAGGACGATTAATACCTTCAGGACCAAACGTTAATCTTTCTGGTATCGCAGCAGACATTGTTTCTAATATTTGATTATCACTGTTCTTTAAAAACTTTTTTGCTGTACCAGCTTTGTTCATTATATCTAATTGAACTTCATAACCATAATCAGCTATACCTACACCCATAGCACCACCAATAACAGTGCCTAATGCTTTTGCCCACCAAGGTCCTGGGACCTTGCCGCCACGTGCCATGCCAGCCATAAATCTTTTACCTATACCTTTTGTTCCATATCTATATGAATCTCCAAAAGCATCTATAAGAGCAGGACCAGCCTTAAATCCTTTTAACATACCAACTGTACCCGCAACCATTTCTCCTCCAACTTCTAAGACAGGATAAGGATTTGGTGTTGATGTATATAAACCAAATTCATCTTCGTTGAGTAATGTGCTTGGTGTTATTGTTGTAAAATCTTTTTGTGATAAACCCATGGATCTAATGTATTGTTGTATATCATTATTAAGTTCAGCTACTTGTGCTGGTTCCATGTTAGGATATTTTTCTTTTGCACGGTGAATAATGTTAACTACATTATCACGCACTGTGTCTCTTTTTTCTCTGTATGTTTTTAAGTTTTGTAATTCAATAGCACGTGCATCAAGTTCTTGTTGTGATGCAACGAAAGGATTAGATTTACCAAAAGGTTTGCCTGGCGCTAATAAATTACCAAGCATTTGAAATGGTGCCGATGCACCTTCTGCAATTTTTTCAAATACTTGTGCATTGTTTTTACCAATTATTTCTTCTGCTTTTGTTACAGGTACACCACCTTCTGTTTTACTTACAAACTTTTTATCTTTTGCGTCTAACTCTGATGCTGCTTTTTCAAATTGTTTTGTTGTTATATCTGCCATTAATTTAATCCGTATTTATCTAATAAACTTTCATATGTTTGTTCATTCTTTTGCATATTTTCATTGTGGTCTACTTGTATATTACCTTCAAAACTTTTCATCCAATCTGCGTATCCATTACCACCAGGTATGTCAAGGTTGAGTGCTCGTTCTTCTGGATTGTTGGATAACCAATTGTAGTATGCATTTTCTAATTTTTTAGTTCCTTCTATTGTAAAGAAGTCAGGATTTTTTTCTTTATCATAACCTGCAAGTGTTAATGCATTTGACATGTTATTATATAGTTGCTTATATATTCTTACATAGTTTTGTATAATTGCTTTATCAGTTGTACGTCCTCCAATACCTGTTAGTTTTACATCTTCAAATGATCTACGTAAAACGTCTGCTAACATACGACCAGTTGGCTGTCTATCTCTTGCTAACATTAAACCTAATGTTGTTTCAAATGTTTCTAATACAGATCTTTCACCACCAGATTGTAAAAGTTTTGTAAATGTATCAGCAACAACGTACGCTCTATAAGGTTGTCCATTAGCATCTACACCATAGTCATCGCCGCCTAAAGCTGTGCCATATCTATCTTGTGTTAATCCATTACCCCCATATTTATTGTTTCTATCAATAAATACAGGCACCTCTACACCACCAATGTTCATCGTACCGTTTGATGTTTCACGAACAGCAAACCCTGAACCTGTAGGACTTGCAGAATCAAAATCACCTGCAATTACCGATCCCGTAAATTCTTCAAATACTTGTGCAGCTGGTCCTATAATTTTTCCTATTTCACCTGATGCACCAATTAAGTCTGGCCTTTCAATAATAAGTGGTATGATTTCATTTGCTAATGGTATTAATCCACGTTTAACATAGTTTGCGTATGTTACTTGCGCGTCACCTGCTGCATCACCTTGAACGTTTACACTGTCAGCATAATTTAAATTAAATGCATCTTGACCTTCGCCAGATTCTATAAAACTAAATACATCAAAACCATACGCTTGGTTGAATCCGTAAAATTTACTTTCTTCTGGACTTGTTCTTTTCACCGTTAACACTTTAAGTGGTTTTTCTAATTTAATTGGTTTACCCTTTGCATCTAAAGAAAGACTACCGTCAGGTTCTGTTTTGTAATTTTGATAAACACCTACATACGGTCCGCTTCTATCTTGCATATCTTCTAAGTTTTCAAAATATAAATCAAGTGCAGCAGCTCCTATCTCACGATCAGCTTTTGCTTTTTCTACACCCATTTCAAATAATAGTGGCGCAGTTTGTCTACCTGTTTGTCCTATAACATCAAAGAAACCTCTAAGACCAGGTTGATCAGTTCTACCTGACATAAGTGAAGATCCTATTTGCATTAGCAATGCAACCTTTTGTAATTTATCTCCGGATGAATCACCTATAAATTGTTTAATTGTATCTTTGTAATTATTTATTCTTTGTACGCTGTCATTATCAATATAACTGGCGATGGCAGAATCGTTTTGTGTATCATTTGATTGAAAATTATCTGTTTCTACACCAGCACCTTGAGTAGATGTGTTAGCTTGTTCATTTTTTTGTTCTTCAATTGTTGATTCTACTTGTTTATCTATTGTTGGCCCACCTGCATCAACAGGTCCTTTTGGTGTAGGATCTTTTGCTGTAACGTCTATTTCCGTACTTATATCAGCTGTTACATCATCTTGAAAATCTTCAGGTGTAATGTTGCCCGCATCTGTAATTGAATCAACCATTAAAGGTCCTGTCCCAAGAGTAAACATTCTACCCTGTGGTGTATTGAAACCTCTAGCTGCTCTTTGAAATAAAGGTCTTAGTATTGCACTAACCATAAGACCCTAGCTCTTTAACGCTTCGTATGCAGC